ACTGTGCGCGCGCAATACGCGTCGCCACGCTTCGTGCCCGGCCGAGAGATGCGCTTGTGCGTCTTTCCCTCGCTATCCTTGTAGGTTGTGCCGTCGGCGTACTTTTTAGACGCGGGCACCTTCTTGCGCTTAGTCGGCATTACTTTTTCTTGCCGCCGCCTTTTTTCTTACCCTTGTGATATCCTGGCATCACTTCTTCCTCTTACTCTTCGACTTTGGCTTGGCTTTTGGTTTTGCGCTCTCGCGTAACGCCTTTGCCGTGGGGGCACCCTTTTCGCCGGGCTTGCGCATGCGTTCGCCGGATCCGGCTTTGATGCGCTTGCGTTTGGCGTGGATGTTGTCCCACAAGCCCTTCTTGGGTTTACTTGCCATACTTCTTACCGAGACACTGCCCGGCACGCTTACAAGCCGCGGGGGTAGGGCAACCCTTGCATGGTTTCATCGCCATAGCTCACCTCCAAAATGTGTTAGGAAAATATTACCACAGCGCCCTGAAACGCCCAAAATTACGCGATCAACAAATGACCCGAAAAATCAACGCTTGAATTTTTGGATTAACTGTGGTATACTAAGGTATGGAAAATAAACAGCAAATCCTGCTGGACGTTATCGAATACGCAGATGGGAGCGCTGAATTGGTCTACAACTACGACCACAACAGCGACGAAATTTTTATGCGTGAGGCAACGCCCAGCGATCAAAAATTTATAGACCGACACAAGCGGTTGGCCGAAATGCCGAATGAGGAATTCGTTTACGGTTTATTCTAAGCGATGCCCTGCATCCCGCGGCGCAACTCACCCCGCCAAGACTTAAACACCCCAGACTGCGCGGTGGCCGCACTGGACGCCATCGTCAGGCACAACGCGTCCGCCAAGTCGGGCGACCCCACGCCGCGCCTGCGCATCTCATCCTTACTCTCGGCTTTCATCTTGCCGGACGAGGTAAAGCTGTACCGTATCGCCGTCAGCTCCGCCTGCAACTGGTCGTCCTTCGGCAGCTTGCACGAGCGATCCTCCAGCCACGCCTTGCACTTAAACCACAGCTCAGACCGCAAATTCATGTAGGTGTCGCCCATCGACGGACTTTCCGCCACGTTAATCCCACGCACAGGCAAATCCAGCTCACGCAAGCGATCCACCACGCCGGACCCCACGCCAATGCTGTCCACCAGGATCTCCACGGGGCGCCTGGACGGCTCCAACGCTTCGTATTCCGCCACCACCCGGCCCGTGGTCTGCATCAGGTCCAACCCGCGCCAGGAACGCAGCTCAGTCACCACCGGGCCTTGCCGCTTGCACAACGCCGTCGCATCACTTCCGAAACGTGCTACGTCGACTCCCCAAACAATTTCGGTTTCGTCCGACACCACGACGTCCCGGTGCTGCGCCGCCTCCACCAAGTGAAACGGAATGATCGTGTTATCGTCGGACAGCGGGAACTGCCCCAGCACACGCACGCGAAACGCGTTGCTCTCCTCGCCGTAGCGCAGCCGCATCTCGTCGACAAACTCATCGCTCACCAGCGGGCTATCCTCGCAGCTCCACGTCCGGGTCCACCACGCATTCGCCATCCGGTTGTGGCTCTCGAAAAACGTGCCGCTGGACCGGGTGGGGTTGCTCAACATCAACGTCGTCGCGTTGTGGCCCGACATAGACCCAGCCGCAGCCTCAAACACCTGTTCCGGCACGCCGGACGCCTCGTCGACAATCAGCAACACGTTATCCGAGTGTACCCCGGCCAAGGCTTCCGGCGTCTCCGCACGAGCGGTCCTGCAAGAGATGAAAGCCTCCGCCGGGGCACGCAAAAGCTCGACGCGGTCAGATTTCACGTTCAACAGCTCCTGCAATTCCTTGGGCAACTCATTAATCCACCGCTTCAACTCAGCAAACATAGCGTCAAACAACTGACTGGACGTGGGGGCCGTCACGACGACCTTCACCGGGTATCGCAATAGGAGAAACCACAGCATCGCCCAGGACGCCGTCGTGGATTTACCCGTGCCGTGCCCGGATTTCACAGACATCTTACGCTCGCCCTGCGCCAGTGCCTCCAAGAATTCACGCTGGTACTCGTACGGCTCCGCGCCCAGCATCTCACGCACAAAACGCACCGGGTCGTCGTAATACGCCGCCGTGAATTCCTCCATAAAGTTAGTCGTCATGGTCAATCACCCGCGCGTCTGGTACTGTTTGTTGTACTGTTTGTCGTACGCTTTCCCGTACGGTTTTCATCTTCTTCAGGGCGTCCAAGTGCATGTCGCCCAGGTTCAACGTGACGTGCGTCTGCGCTTGCTGGGAGCCGTACCGCTGTTGGTTCCAAGATTGCGCGATAAACCGATGCTGCGCGGCCTCCTCCTTCGCAATACTCACGTCCAACGCCGACAACTCCGACGCGCGACTGCCGGGCGCAGCCTTCGCACGCTCAGCCTTACGCTCGCTGCGCAGCCGTCGCATGATCTCAAACCCAGCCTCCGCGTGGGCGTCCGCAGCCTCCGCTCGTGCGGCCTCAAGTGCGGCGCTGTACTCGGGGTGATCCTTCAGGATCCGATGAAGATACCCGCGGTGCAAGTCAAGCTCACCCGCAAGCTGCGTGATGGTGCCGCCCGACAAAAGATAATCCGTGAGGTATTGCACGCCGCCGCTCTTCTCGATGGACGCGAGTGCCGCCTTGCGTTTGGGTCGTCCTGCCATAGTTTTTCTCCGTTGCGGTTAGTTTACGATAGGGGTGCCCCGGGGGGCAAAATTTTAGGGGAACGTGTGTGTGGTCTTGCACAAGCACTACCCCCGGGTCGGCCGGGGGCGGGGGGGGGTATTTCGCGCCTTTTTCGCAATAATTTAACATAATAGATCTTCTCAGACTTTTTTGCACCTCGTAACCCATTGATATCATTACGCTTTGACGTGAGCGCATAACTAAACGTGAAATTATCGGTGTTTCTGCGAGTGTGACATCTATGCGCCAAATGCATACCGAACCCGTCAAAATGCGGTTTTCTCGCGCGCACACGCGAGGCCGTCGCCAGTGTGTTGTAGCGTAAAAAACGGCGACGCTTAGCCAGTGTAAGGGAGGAGAACCAAGCGCCGCCAGTTGGAGCATCCACAGGGAGAGATGGTAAACTCCAGGCTGGACCTAACAGTACCCGCGTCAGATCCAGTGAGGCAAACATAGAGAGACGTCTATGCACGACCACAGTACCCCATCTATTCATCCCAATCAAAAATCTGTGCATCCTCGCCAGCCAAGCGGTACGCGATCACCAGGTAGTTTATCTGATCAATGATGCTGTCCTCGTGAAACCCGTTGTCGTCCGCCCGCGCGGCTTTCAGTTCCGCCATCATCCGCGCAACGTCGTACGGCGTCAGGGAAGCCCCTGGAGTGAGCTTACCGCGCAACACGCTGTTCCACCTCCGGCAGATCGTTTCGTGCATCTCTCGGGCGTCTCCGTAGCTCTCCTCGCGATCCACCAGTATTCCCGCCGCTTTATCTAAGATCGTCCTGTAATTCATCCTTTGTCCTCGCTCTGTATCTTGCGTATCCGTTGTTGCTGATCACCTTGACGTACTCCCGGTCGATCAGGCCGAGCAGCGTCTTGCGTATCTCATCGAGTTCCTCATCCATTGCCCCAGCGAGATCCTCGGCGGTCATCGTGCCTTGCTCCCGCATGAACGTCAGGACGTGCAGCTCGTATTTCGTCAGTGGCTCCCGCCATACCCGGCGTCGCTTGTCATCCGGCAGGGCAGCTCGCAACCCCAGCTCGGCCCGTCGCCTCTCGAATTCCATCATGCGCTGCCTGAGTAGTTCCTCATCCATGCTTCAGCTCCCATTGCCTCCGCAGGATTGCGTCTCGTTGCCACTGACTCCATTTCTTCAACTGCGGCGCCCGGAGATGCTTCCTCCGATTGGCCACGGCTTCCAACTCCTCCAAAGAGGTAATCTCATCCATCACTCGGTTGAATTCTTTCTCCCCCAGGTCGGCGTAATCTTTTGCCCGCCAGACGTGCTGAAGGATCCGCTCACGGTCAGTCATTTCGACCCCCCGAAATGCGTAACGGCACCCAAGGCGTAACACCGTAACACCCCTAAAGGGAGTGTTACGGGTGTTACACCCGCACTTGGCCCGTAACAGTTGCCGTAACAAAGCGTAACAGTGCGTAACAGTAGTA